TATCTCTTTGACTATTCGTTTGACGGTGTAGTACACGAATGTCCTTATAACGATATGTCTGAGATGTTTGATATGAATGACATTTATAAAGCAATTGATAAAGTATGATAGTAGTATTATTTGGTCAACCACACTGCGGTAAGTCTACTCTTGCAAATATTCTAACAGCAAAACTTCCTGCCGATAATGTCGACGGTGATGACTTGAGAGAATTATTTAAAAACAAAGACTATAGTAGAGAAGGTAGGATTAAGAACCTTAACCGTGCTAGTGATATAGCACATTTTATAAACCATAAAAGTCAAGGATATAGCCATACAGTCCTTTCTCTTGTATATCCTTACAAAGAAGCTAGAGACTACTTGAATAGCTTAACCGAAGATATAGTGTGGATATATTTAACATACTCAGGGGAGAGAGGAAGGGAAAACTTTCATGTAAAAGATTTTGAAATTCCAACAGAAGAAACTATATTATCTTTAGATACGTCTAAATTGACGGTAGAAGAGTGTATTAATAAAATCACTGATTACGCAAATGAAAAATTACTTAGCAAAAGCGGTTGGACAGTCATCGTCTAATGATCGAAAGTATTCTATGTTTATTGGACGCTGGCAGCCTTGGCATGCCGGACATAGGTGGTTGATTGACCAAGCTCTAGAAGAAGGTAAAAACGTATTACTGTGTATTCGCGAGGTTGAACCGGATGAAAAAAATCCTTGGACTCATCAAGAAGTTATGTTAAATTTAGCAAATGAACTGGAAGAATTGGTTGAAGCAAGAAGACTCAGGATTATTACTATTCCTGATATTGAATCTATTAACATTGGTCGTGGTATTGGTTATGACGTCATAGAACATGTACCGCCGCAAGATATACACGATATCTCTGCTACTAAGATTAGAGAACAGATGAAAATCCAAGGTATACTGTAAGATGAAAGTACTTGCTAAAAGGCATATCGCTAAAACTGTAAGCTACCGTATTATAAGCACTCTAATCGGCTTTGTTATAATGTGGGCCGTAAGCGGAAGCGTTAAGGTAGGTGCTGCATTCGGTGTAGCAGAATTAGTATACAAACCTATACAGTATTACCTTCACGAAAGAATCTGGTACAGGTATATAAAATTTGGACTCAAAAAAGACTAATCTACGTTCTCTCTAAAAACAGACTATTTATATATAGTAAAAACAAACATCATGATTGCATTAATTTTCGGCATTATCGCCGTAGCAGCAGCTGTAACAATTATTGTTAATTACAACAAAAAGAAAAAAGCTCGTCCAGAAAGTATTAAAGAAACCTATATTGCTTCTGTTCCGAGTGAAGCTCCTATCGAAGAGCCAGTACTTGAGCCAGTTAAAGCTGTGGAAAAACCAAAGTTAGTTAAAAAAGCTGCTACCAAGAAAGCTGCCCCTAAAGCTAAAAAATCAACCAAATAATTATGAGTCAAAAATTATCGCAAGAAGAATTAGAACAATTTCAAGGTTTACGTGTTGAAGCAAATCGTTTTGCTGCCGCTCTAGGTGAATATACCTATCAAAAAACCCTTATTGAATTCGAATTAGACGTTATCAAAGCTGGAATGAAAGAGAATGCTAAAATCCAGCGAGAATTTCTAAAAATCCTTGGAGAAAAGTACGGAGACGGTTCTATTAATTTCGAAACAGGAGAGATTGTACCTTTTGAAACTCAACAAGATCCTGCTTAAGAATAAATTAGGTTTTGCCAGTAATAACAGCTATTTATTAGTACAAATAATTTATTGACATGGCAGAAGCGCTTATTAGCCCAGGGGTCTTTTTAAGAGAAAATGACCTTTCCCAAATAACTCAAGGACCAATCACAGTAGGATCAGCTCTAATCGGCCCTACTGTTTTAGGTAGAGCAGATATTCCAACTATAGTAACTTCTTATTCGGAATATAGAGCTAAGTTTGGTACTACCTTCATTTCAGGAGGTATTTCTTATGAATATCTAACTTCACAAGCAGCCTACAATTACTTCCAGCAAGGAGGTACTTCTTTGTTGGTTACAAGAGTTACAAGCGGTTCTTATACAGCAGCAAGTGCTAGTGTATTAAGTAATACAGGAGCACAAGCATCCGTATTCGTAACCGGTTCAGCTACTGCGTCATTTGCAGATGGCGCTTTTTTCCAACTAACTGGTTCAGCCGTTGGCAAGTTCTTCGTAACTTCAAGCTCTGAAACAGATGCTGCTCCACTCTACTACGTAACCTACGATGCAAGTGCTGTAACTACGGCTGCAAATATCGTTTCTAAAATAAACTCTCTTAAGTCTACTTTTGCAATTAATGCAACTTTAAGCGGAGCAGGCTTTCAATTAACTTCTAGCCTTCCAGGTACAGAAGGAAACGTTTTTAACTACAAAACAGGTTCAGCATCAACCGTAACAGTAACGTTGAGTGGTGGTTCAGCACAGATAGCTAGCTTTGAATTAGAGACCTTATCAGTTGGTGATATAATGAATAATAGCTATAATGCTGCCGGCTATCAAACATCTAACGGCATCTTACCTTCTGGTTCTACTAATAACATCAGATGGCAAATTATTCAAGCCGATACAGCTTCTGGTTACTTTACTTTGTTAATTAGACAAGGTAACGATTATACAGCTAATCAATCCGTTCTTGAAACTTGGTCTAACGTTTCATTAGATCCAAATCAAAACAACTATATCGAGTATGTAATCGGTAACCAAACACAACAAGTACTTACTGACGAATCTGGCCAAAAGTACTTGCAGATTACAGGTAGCTATCCTAACGCATCAAATTACGTTAGAGTTAAGCAAGTAAATCAACCAACTCCAAATTATCTTGGTCCAACAGGTCAAGCACAAGCACAATATACATCTTCTATTCCTGTAAACGGAAGTGGATCTTACAACGGTTCATTCGCCGGTGCAACAGGACCATTGTTTGGCGGTTTAGGTGTAGCTCCAATTAACCTTTACGAATCTATTCCAGTAGTAACTTCAAATACTCCAGCAACCAATATTCAAGGAGTAGTAGCCGCTGATTACGATACAGCAATCAACTTGCTTGCTAATTCTGATGCATATGTTTATAACGCAATTTATGCACCAGGTTTAACAAATCAAAATGCATCTACTCAAATAACTGCAATTCTATTAAATACTCAGAATCGCGGAAATGCAATTGCAGTAGTAGATATGGTTGGATATAACCAATCAATTACGGCTGTAAACACAGGTGCTCAATCTTACGACAATTCATACGGTGCAACTTACTGGCCATGGGTACAGTTAAGATCAACAGAAACTGGTAGATTGAATTTCGTTCCTGCTTCTACCATTGTACCTGCAGTTTACGAATATAATGATAAAGTAGCTGCCGAGTGGTTTGCACCAGCAGGTTTGAATCGTGGTGGTCTTCCAACAGTAATTCAACCGGAAAGAAGATTGACTGTAGCACAAAGAAACACTTTATATACTGCCAAGGTTAACCCAATTGCAATCTTCCCAGGTCAAGGTACAGTAATTTATGGCCAAAAGACCTTACAAGCTAGAGCTTCTGCTTTGGATCGTGTAAACGTAAGACGCTTGCTGATTGCACTTAAGAGTTACATTGGTCAAATCGCACAAACACTCGTATTCGAGCAAAACACTGCCGTTACACGTAACAGGTTCTTGTCTCAAGTTAATCCATACCTAGAGTATGTACAGCAAAGACAAGGTTTATATGCTTTCAGAGTTGTAATGGACGATACAAACAACACTCCAGATGTAATTGACAGAAACTTGCTTGTAGGTGCAATCTACTTACAACCGACTCGTACTGCTGAATTCATTCAACTTGACTTCAACATCTTACCAACCGGTGTAACTTTCGGTCAATAATTTAAAAAACAAGGATTAAATGAAAAATAACACTAAGATTAGATTACACCTTTCAAAGAATCTATTCGAGTCACTTGCTAAAGAAGTACTAGCCGAAGCCAAAAAAGGCGATATGTCCGGTGGTGCTTATACCGAAGCAGTGAAAGCTCCTAAAGAGAAAAAAGAAAAAGCTCCTGAAATGAATAAGACTAGTAAGATGAAGTCTATGGGAGAAATGGAGACTAGAGTAGCTGAGAGGGGAGTAAAAGAAGACCTAAGAAAAGGAGTTTACGGTAATTTCGAAGAGTGGAAAAAATCATTCCCAGAAGGTACTAAGTTCGAAAATAAGAACAACTACATGGTTGCTGTTAAAGACGGTAAGGAATTAGGTAAATGGAATCCAATTCAAAAACAAGGTATGCATGCTGATGATTTTCAGTATAAAAACCTTGAAGAAAAAGAAGGAATGGTAAACGAAGATGCCTCAAATGAAATTATGCAAATTATAAATAAAATTCCAGAATTTTACGACTTACTTAGGACAAAAGCACAAATGGCCCCTCACGAGTTTGACGTAATGATGGCCGGTATTGGAGCATTAGCTGGAACAACTGCTGCTGTTGCAAAAGCCGTAGTTAAGGACTTAATGAAAAATAAAAAGTCTAAAGACGGGGAGAATAAATAATTTAGTTTTCGCATATTTATAAAAGAAGAAAAACTACATAGAAATGCCAGTACTCGATCCAAATGAAATAATGTTTACGGCCTTTGAACCTACCGTTCAGAACCGTTTCATTATGTATATCGACGGTATTCCTTCATTCATGATTAAAAGTGCTACTGCACCAAATATCAACTTAAATGAAGTGAAACTTGACCACATTAATGTTTACCGTAAAATTAAAGGTAAAGCCGAGTGGCAGGATATGACCTTGAACTTATATAACCCAATTTCCCCTTCTGGACAGCAGGCTGTAATGGAGTGGATTCGTTTATCACACGAGTCTGTTACCGGACGTGATGGTTATTCTGACTTCTACAAGAAAGACTTGAACCTATCAATCTTAGGTCCAGTTGGTGATGTAGTGTCGGAGTGGATTATCAAAGGTGCTTTTGTTAAGACTTCAAACTTCGGTTCTTACGATTGGTCTAACCAAGATGCAATCACAATTGAACTCGGAATTGGAATGGACTATTGTATACTCAATTATTGAGTGTTAAATTACTACTTTTTAAAGACTCCTTACTATTTATTAGAAAGGAGTTTTTTTATGTTAAAAGATTATTTCCAAATTATCCGAAAAGCTTTATCCGAGAGTAGAGTTAAAGGACAGGTTTATTACGAAGCACATCATATTATACCTAAAAGCTTTAATAAGCGATCTAGCGTAGTACTATTAACACCTGAAGAACATTACGAGTGTCATAAAATATTAGCTGAACAGTTAGGTAAACATCCAATCTACGGTCAAAAAATGTTATGGGCATTTCATAGGCTAGCTTACGATAAACAAAGAAAACTCACGGCAGAAGAATATGCCGAAGCACGGAAAGTATTAATGTCTTTGTGGACTAGAAAAAAGTCGGAAGAACACAAACGTAAGATTTCAGAAGCACAGAAGGGAAACACTAACAACAGCAGCAGAGTCTATAAAGGAATGAAATCTACCATATCTAAAGAGGGAAGATCTAGTATCGCAGCTGCGAGAATTAAAGAACAGACAGGAAAAACAGGTTTAAATGCTAAAGCTAGTAAAGGAACTGTTATATGTGAGTACGAAAACGGTGATATTATTGAAGCTGGAAGTGCTTTACAGTTAGCGATACAGACTAAAATCCCCCAACCTACCATTAGTTTCAGACTTCTTAAATTTTCAGGAGTTATGAAAAAAGGATTTAAAATATATTACAAGTAAAGTTGGCAGTTTATAGTAAAGTACTTACCTTTATATACAAATAAAAGTTATGTCACTGTTAACATTTTTCATTGCAACTCTGATAGTAATAGTTGTTGCTATTTTTATAAGAATCTTCTGGGTTCAACTACTGTTTATATGGCTTTTCTTACAGATAGTATTCTATGTTAGCATACTTTCTACAGTTTCTGCTATAGGATGGATGGTTTTTGTAGAAGATTATAGATCAGGACCTACAGACGGCCTTGGACTAGCATGGATATTCTTTTTCATCATGTATTCAGCTATGGTTGTAGTGTGGTTCTTTATAGTATTTGATATCTACAAGT